CCAGGGATGACGAGCGTAATAGATGATGCGAAGAATATTCCTGAATCTTTATATAAAAGTATCGCTAAAGTCGTCAATGACGATGTTAGAGGACTTCTTAAAAGAATAAGGAATGAGGATACTCCAAATCATCCAGAACTGAATATCCTTCTTAATCAAAATAAATCGATTAGGAGAGTAACAGTTGTTGAAGACAAGGAGAACAAGAGTAGAGTCATAGCAATATTTGACTATTGGTCACAACTTGCACTAAGACCCTTACACAAGGCTCTTATGGGCATATTGTCATCAATAAAAGAAGATAAAACATATGATCAAAGTAAAGGTCTTAAGGACTTTTACAATGACAATTATGGTAATCACTTCAGTTCACTGGATCTTAAAGCGGCAACTGATAGAATGCCAATTTCTTTACAGAAACGTATTCTTTCAATGCTAATTAAAGATGATAGTGTAACTGAAAGCTACATCGATATACTAATTGGATATCCATTTGACACCAAAAAGGGTCAGATAAGATATTCAGTTGGACAACCAATGGGAGCTTACTCATCTTGAGCCTTAATGTCACTAACTCACCACTTAATAATACGTACAGCCATCAACAGAGTTGGTAGCGGTAAATATATATTACTTGGAGATGATATAGTGATATCAGGTAAGGATGCTTCAAGTGAGTACATGTCTATTTGTAAATCATTAGGTATGGAGTTTTCAAAGTTTAAAAGCCTTGAAAGCGACACATCCTTTGAATTTGCAAAGAGATTCTTCACAAATAAAGTTGAGTCATCACCTTTCCCAATTGGACAGTTAAAACATTCAAGCAATACCTATTGAGATATTGTTGGTTTTATCGAACAATGTGAGGATAGGGGGTGGGAGTTTGACTCTACCCTTTCTTCTATAAAGGTTCTAACAGACCATATTTTCAAATATAAAGAGAAGAGATTGGGTAAATACCTTCATAACAAAGTTATGGAATATTATCACAAAATCGACTGTTACAGAGAAAATTGAGATGTTGACATTAAATATACTATAGATAAGTGAATTGACAAATCAAAGTGAAACCTTGGTTGTAGCAGCTCAGAAGATTTTATTAAACAATATATCTTAGAGCTGTACATACACAAGGTTATGGAGTTCTGTCATGAATCGATTGTATCACAGATTAAGACCTTCAATAGCTATGCTAGTAAAGAGTTTTATACTGAATACAAGGCGACAAATGATAAAATCCATCCTTTGATTGAAATCCTGCACTGATGTGCAAAGGATTTACAAAACATAGAATATTCTAATAGTAAAGATCCGATTGGCGAAACCCAGAGATATTATCGGTGTAAGGTTGATGTGAAAAGTTTCTCATCAATCCCCACAGATA